GGTGCGCCTGGACGGTGTGGTGATCGACGAGGTGGCCCAGATCAAACCGGAAGTGTGGGACGATGTGCTGCAGCCTGCGCTGTCCGACCGCAAGGGATGGGCGCTGTTCATCGGCACACCCAGCGGTGTGAACGTGTTTTCGGCGCTGTTCTTCAAGGCCATAGCCGATTCCACGGGCGACTGGTGGGGCAGCCGGTACACGGTGTACGACACGAACGCGCTGGACGTGGACGAGGTGGAGCGCCTGCGTGCGGACATGAATGAAACCTCGTTTGCCCGCGAGTACCTGTGCGACTTCGCTGCGGCGGGCGACGACCAGCTCATCAGCCTTGATGCGGTCGAGCAGGCCAGCCGCAGGAAACTCAACGATCAGGATTTCCGGTTCGCGCCCGTGGTGCTGGGTGTTGACCCGGCCCGGTTCGGTGATGACCGCAGCGTGATCGTGCGCCGCCAGGGTCTGCAGATGTTCAAGCCGATGACGTTTCGCGGTGTGGACAACATGACGCTTGCCGATCACATCGTGGCCGAGATCGAACTGCACAGGCCCAGCGCCGTGTTCTGCGATGCTGGCGCCGGGTCTGGCGTGATCGACCGCCTGCGCCAACTCAGGCACCAGGTCATCGAGGTGCCGTTCGGTGGCCAGGCGCGTGACCCGAAGTACCTGAACAAGCGGGCCGAGATGTGGTTCGCTGTGCGCGACTGGCTGCGTGCTGGTGGCGCGATCCCGAACGACAACGCCCTGAAAATGGATTTGTCAGCCCCGACCTACAAGTACAACGCGGCTGGCAAGATCCAGTTGGAGAGCAAGGACGAGATCAAGAAGCGCGGCCTGCCGTCGCCTGACATTGCCGACGCGCTGGCTGTCACGTTCGCGACACCTGTTCGCGCACAGGCCATTTCTGCGGCAGAATCGCGGGCAGAAACCGAATATTCCATTTTTGGGTGATCACATGGAACTGATGCCGCAGAGGAAAACGCCGCCGCCTCCGACGCCTGAGCCGGTTGCGCCGTCGCCCATCCGCGAACTGCCGAACACGGTGACCAGCGTCACACCTGGCGCCGGGGTGATCCGCGAGCGCAAGAAGTACAACGAGTACGTGATCCAGACGCAATCGTCTGGCGGCACGCCCAAGAAGTTTGAGGACTGGCTGGCAGGCCAGCGATAAGGAGCCGTCATGGGAGGTCTGTTCAAGCCGAAGGCCGCGCCTGCACCGACCGTGCAGGAGGTCAAGACGCCTGTGGTCAACCAAGAGGTCGTGGATCGCAGCGCAGCCGATGTGATGCGTCGGCGCCGTGGGTCAAATGCCACGATCACGGGTGCGTCTGGCATGGGATCGACTGCCGGGTCTGTGGCGGGCAAGACGCTGCTGGGAGAGTGATATGGCTGACAGCCGCGCATCCGAGATCATCGACATGCACGCCCGCATGCAGAACCAGCGGGATCATTTTGAGAAGGTGTGGGACGAGATCGCCGAGCGCGTGGCCCCGCGCAAGGCCGAGTTCAAGCGCAGGCTGACCAGCAACCCGACGAAGGGCAAGCAGCGCACCGAGAAGATTTTCGACGCCACGCCATCGCTGGCGCTCGACCGTTTCGCATCTGCGTTCCACTCGCTCGTGACGCCGCGCAATCAGCAGTGGCACAAGCTCAAGGCTGTGAACGAGGAGCTGTCTGAGGACGGCGAGGTCGGCAAGTATCTGGACGAGGTGAACAAGCGCCTGTTTGCGGCCCGGTACGCGGCGAACTTCGACAACCAGGTGCACGAGTGCTACTTCGATGCGGGCGCGTTCGGGAACATGTGCCTGTACGTGGCCGAGCGACCGGGAAAGGGTCTGTTCTACCGCACGGTGCCGGTCGATCAGTTGTACTTCATGGAGAACGAGTTCGGGGTCGTTGACCTCGTGCATCGGTTCTGGTGGATGACGGCCCGCGCCGCGTTCCAGAAGTTTGGCGACAAGCTGCCCCCGCACATCAAGAACGCAGCCGAGCGCACGCCGGATGCCGAGTACCCGTTCCTGCACTGCGTGAAGCCGCGGGCTGATGCCGATGTGCGCCGGTCGGACTACCGGGGTATGGAGTTCGCGTCTTATTTTGTCTCGGTGGACTCGCGCATGATTCTGGAGGAGGGCGGGTTCCGCACGTTCCCGTTCTGCGTGGGCCGGTACACGGTGACGGCTGGTGAGGTGTATGGCCGCAGCCCGCTCATGACGGTGCTGCCGGACGTGAAGATGCTCAACGAGATGAACAAGACGACGATGCAGGCCGCGCAGCTCGCGGTGCTGCCGCCGCTCTTGGCTCATCGCAATGGCGTGCTGGACTCAATCCGTCTCACGCCTGCTGCCATCAACTACGGTGGTGTGGACGACCAGGGCCGCCAGTTGATCCAGCCGATGAACTTTGGCGAGAACCTGCCGATCAGTGCGGAACTGATGGAGCAGAAGCGCCAGGTTGTGCAGGATGCGCTGTGGAACACGCTGTTCCAGATCCTCGTGGACAACCCGTCCATGACGGCGACCGAGGCGATGCTGCGGGCGCAGGAGAAGGGCGCACTGCTGGCCCCGACTGCCAGCCGCACTGAGGCTGAGTTCCTGAACCCGATGATCACTCGGGAGCTGCAGATTCTGGAGGACGCGGGCCAGTTGCCGCCGAAGCCGGACAAATTGGTCGAGGCTGGCTATCTGGAGATCGAATACACCAGCCCGCTTGAGCGTGCGCGGCGTGCCGAGGATGGCGTGGCGATCCTGCGCTCGATTGAGCAGTTGGCGCCGCTGGCCCAGCTCCTCGGCCCTGCAGCCTTGAAGCGTGTGAACGTGGACGAGGCCGCGAAGGTGATTTTCGATGTGAACGCAGTGCCCGCGAAAGTCCTCTACACGGACGACGAGATGGCGGCCATTGACGAGGAAGCCGAGGCACAGGCTCAGATGCAGCAGATTCTGCAGGCCGCACCGGTTGCCGCGTCAGCCGCGAAAGACCTCGCTCAGACCGCCGCTCTGGCGCAGGGCATGCCGAACGATCCCTCGATCCTGTCGCAGCCATGAGCCATGACTGAGTTGTCCCAGTGGGACATATGCATCGGGCCTGTGAATGACAGGCCGACGCGCTGGGCTGTGGTGTCCGAGGACGCCCCGGAGATCGCGGCCACAGCTGATGACGAGGACGATGCGCTGCTGGCTTTCTATGAAGCAATTGAGGGCCGCGTGCTGCACTGATGGATAGCGCCGACCTGTTCACCCGACTGTGGAACCTGCGCGAGTCTGCGCGGGCTGTGTTCGTCCGCCAGGCTGCCACCCCGAAGATGGCGAAGCCGATCATGGACGAGTTGAGGGAGTTCTGCCTTGCCGACCAGTCCTGCGTGGTGGTGGCGAAGGATGGCCGCATCGACACGCATGCCACGGCGGTTGCCGAGGGCAGGCGCGAGGTGTGGCTGAAGATCACGCAGATTCTGAACCTGAGCGACGAACAGCTCTTAGCCCTGAGAGGAAATCATGACGACTGAAACCGCTGCCGCCCCTGCTGCTGCATCCGCGCCCGCCGCGCCTGTGAGTGCTGCATCTGTCCTGATGGCCGACCCGGCTGCCGCTGCTGCAGCCGCTGCGCCTGCGCCTGCACCTGTGGCGACTGATCCCACGCAGCCTGCTGCTGACCCGGCGCCCGAGGCTGACCCGGCTCCAGAGGCACTGGCGATGCCTGGCAAGGACGCCACGCCCGAGGAGTGGGCGGCGTTCTATGGCAAGTTGGGACGGCCTGAGTCGCCGGACGCCTACCAGATCCCGGTGCCCGATGGCGATCCGGGTGAGTTTGCCAAGCAGGTTGCGCCGATGCTGCACGAGGCTGGCCTGACGCAGAAGCAGGTCGATGTGCTGGCGCCGAAGTGGAACGAGTTCGTGGCCGCGCAGATGGCCGAGTCCGAGAAGGCCGAGGCCGCCCGGATTGCCGCGCTGCATTCCAAGAACACCGCCGAGGCGGCTGAACTGAAAAACGAGTGGGGCCAGAAGCACGACGCGAACATGGAGTTCGCCCGCCGCGCTGCCAAGCAGTTCATGCCTGCGGACAAGGCGCCCGAGGCGATTGCCGCGCTGGAGTCCGTGCTGGGCTACAAGGGCACGATCTCGTTCCTGCACAGCATTGGCATGGGGCTGGCCGAGCATGACGCTTCGACCGGCATGGGCCAGTCCGGTGCGCCGTCTGCCGAGATGAAAACCCTGGCGCAGCGGATGTATCCGAACATGCCGAATTGAAGATGGTGGCCGGTGCTGATCTCCGGCTTGCCTAGTTGCTCCGAGTAAGCAGATAGTGTCGTCCGACTGCTTCCAGGTCACCACACGCATCAGCCTGCGCATTCACCATCACGGCTGCGGACTGCCGCGCAT